TCCTACATGGGGTGGTAACGCAAGATTGAAGGGTTGGTATAAGAGATCTGGTACTCGTCAAGCATTAATTTGGAATACAGAATCTTGGCAAAACTGGACACAAGGACCAGGTGGTGATGGGTGGAAAAAGATTTTAGGCACAATGTTAGGTCACATGTATGTGGGCACTGGCAATAATGCTCAGAATGGTAACCAGAGAGTTGATGATTCTAGTGGCGTTCAGGTAGGAGGTTTGAACTTTGGTAACATGGGAGAGGAAAACTTCCAGATTGGTATGAGAAAAGGTTATTGCTTAGGTAACTACAATGGTTCTCAGAACAATAATACTTTTAAAGTGAACTATGCTACTGATGCATATAATAACCTCGGAGGTTCTTCACCTCCATCAGGTCATGGTGGCATGAGTTCTGCTCACTGTTCATCTGCATCTGCTATTTCGGGTGTTGATGATGCTGGTGCGACACAGTATGATTACGGTACAAATATTCCTAACTACTAATGAATAATCAAAACGACGTTATTGTCATCGACTTAGAAAAGTTTCCTCATCTGGATAATTGGGGAACAAAACTTGGTGGTCATCTTGGATTGGAATATTTTTACTTAGAAGATGAGTATTTTGATTATATTCCTCAGTATGTAAACTATCTGCGTTTTTCTTCAAAGGAAGGAACCTTGGGTTCAAAGTATTGGGGTGAAGCGAGGAGTGCAAGATCCGAATATGGTGAAAGTGAAGAAGGAACGACACAAAAAGATAAGGTCAGTGTTGATAATGAATTAATCAGAACATACACTATTCCTTTTATGAAGAGTGTGATTCGTCTTAAAGTACAAGAAATTTTTGAAAAAAGATATAACGAACTACGCACTAAATATAGTGTATTGGAGGATGCAACCTGGCAAGACCAGTTATCAGAATCCAAGACATATCTTGAAGATGAAACTACTGCTGTCACATTGATCAATAGATTAGCAGAGATTAGAGGGTTGACAATCAAAGAGTTTGCTACTATAGTGGTAGAGAAACAAACTGATTGGAAAACAAAGTTACATGATCTTGCTGTGCAAGAACAAACTATCCTTATTAAAATCAAAGAGTGCTTTAACGTTGCTGATGCAAATGTTTTTCTTGAAGATTACTTCGGCATTGAAATGTCAAGTCAACAATGTTTAGAATTTAATAGATGTGAAAAAAATGATGAAACAGGACTCATTACAAGAAAAGAACCCTTCAAATACGGACTCAGGTTCTAATGAACTGAATCTTCCTATTAGTAAAACATTGGAAGATTTAAAAAATATTTCTCCTTGGGAAGTTGAAACTCCTGATGTTGCATTAATGCAATGGGCAGATCAAATTCCATTTGGACAAAGTGAATTTCAAAATCGTTATTATGTAATCAATTCACAAATAACTCCATGGAGACAATTGCGTCAAGCAATTATGGAGTTACAAGCAAGAACAAATAGTCTACAAAAGATTACAGTACAGTATAGACGTAATCTTAATGACATGGCGCGTCTTAAAAGTGAGATTGAAGCAGAAGAAGATGAGTATTCAAAAACTGATCTTGAGTGCCAACTAGAAATCTGTAGACTTGATACACAAGTATGGATGAATAAAATCCGTCAGTGTAAAGAAGAGATTGAAGGTATTGTGCGTATCATCAAAGAACGCACTGATAGTGAAGATTTAGATTCTGTCATTGCAACGTTTGAAGACCCTGCTATTGTTGACGCAGAAGAGCATAAGTATTGGATTGCTCGTATGGCAAAGCAATGTGCTATCGATTTATTAACTACTGGTAGAGTTCAATCAGGTAACTTAGAAAGTATGTTGATGATGAAACCTGAAGACCAAGCAGCAATTACTGATCTTGCTCTTACATACTCTACTGCAATGAATCATTCCATTGGAAAGTTCAAAGAGATTGCAGAAAATAAAGTAGAAAATATGCTGTCAGGTCGTGGACCTGAAATGTTTGACACCTCTGGAATATTCACTGATTATGCAATCAACAACATCGCAAACCGCAGTCTTCAGTCTTCCGATCAACCCGAAACTTGATCCAGAGTATATTGGGGAGAGTCTCATTCCTTTCCTCAATAAGCATAAGCATTTAATTTACGATTTATATTTTACATCTAGGATGCCTCCATTCGTACAAGATGCGATGGGGGATGTTTTTCGTACAACAAAGAATGCTCAGGGTGCTGCAAAGAACTCACTTTATATTATGCAGGAGACGGGTATTCCTCTGTCTGCTACATTCAATAATATATGGGTAAGACCTGACCAAAAGAACTTAAATCTATGGATTGAGAACTTTAAGTTTCTATATGATGCTGGAGTTAAAACTGTTACTCTTCCTCATACATCTTGGGTGATGACAGGACAAATCCAGAAAGAATATCCTGACCTAAAGATTAAGAATACTATTCTTCGTGAGGTAGTCAAACCTAACGAGATTGTCACTCTTGCTAGTGCTGGATTTCATTATATTAATTTGGATCGTGATATTATGAGGGACCAAGATGCCTTGGTTCGTATCATGGATGCAAAGAAGTATTGTGCAGAGAAAGGAACTCCTGTAGAGTTTTCATTGTTAGCTAATGAGCATTGTTGGGGTGGTTGTCCTATCATGCCAGAGCATTATCAATACAACAGTACACGTCAGGGCACAGAACCTCAGTATTTTAACAGTGAGATCAGTCGCATTTCATGTTCACGATGGGATGAATATGATTCTGCAACAGAACTTAAGCGTGCTAATATACCGCCCTGGAGAGACGATTGGCAATGGTTTCTAGATAATGGCATAGATGTCTTTAAACTGCACGGCAGAGAGGATGCTATGCGTCTTAGAGAGTCTATGGATATCATCGAACGATGGGAGAATGGCGATGAGATGATGTTTCCTGACTTTGATAAGTATATGCAGGATGTTGATATGCCTGATGCACCTATTAACATCTGGAGACAGAAGATTAAGACATGTAAGTTTGACTGTTGGGATTGCAACTATTGTGAGTCTGTGATACAATCTAAATTAAAGAAGCAAAATCGTACAATGAATCCTCTTGTAGAAAGAGTTACTCGTGCCATCGATGGTGCAGTTGATAACAACTCTAGATTTAATCCTACTGACTATGATATTGTTGGTTTATCCTCTAATAAAGTAAGACATTTCCTCAACAATCTTCTTAGTGAGCGTGGCACAGTATATGCTGACGTTGGTTGTTACATGGGTAGTACACTATTTGCTGCTATCATGGGTAATAGTGCTGTAAAAGCATATGCTATCGATGATTTTTCAGACTCTACAGTGAAACCAATGCGTAAGGAACTTCAAGAAGATTTTGAGGTTGATAATCCTGCTGAGGTGTTTGTACAAAACTATGAGAAGTGGCAGAATCCAAATGTTGCCGTTGGTTTAGTTGTTAAACCTATCTCTCAGGTAGTATTCAATCCAGAGTATCCTCCTCAGGTTCTATTCTATGATGCTGAGAATGATCCTAAACGTATGCAACCAAATCTAGAATATCTTCACAATCAATGTGCTGATTCTTATATTCTTGTTGTTGATGATGCAAACTTTGAAGGAGTTGTATCATGTACTGATGAGTTCTTAAGTGATAAGAATGTTATTTACAAGAGATTGATTACAACTGAGACACCTGAAGATGCTAACGATTGGTGGAATGGACTGTATATTATAGTGATTGAAAAGTAATGGAAATTATTGATAACTTCTTAGTTAACTCTGAGTTTGGGCATATTAAACAATCCCTGTTAGGTTCATTCTTCCCTTGGAATATCTCTAAGATTGTTGATGATACTAGCAATAATTATAATAGAAATGTGCAAATGGTTCATATGTTTTATGAACGACATGCTCCAGTTGATGATAGTATTGGGTTACTATATCCTATACTTCAGAAACTACAACCATGTTCATTGTTGAAGATAAAAGCAAACTTTTTGGTTGGTGTAGATAATATTGTTGAACATGGTTTTCATAATGACATTCTAGATGCTGAAGATCGTCCATATCTAAAGACATCTATTTTTTACATGAACACCTGTAACGGTTACACATTATTTGAAGATGGTACTAAAGTTGAATCAGTAGCAAATAGGATAGTAACATTTCCCAATAGTATGAAGCACACAGGAACAACTACAACTGATTCAGAATACAGGATGGTAATTAACTTTAACTACGTTTAGAATATAAATACCTTGGAGAAGTCCAAGGTTTTTTTATATGTCACAGTTAAATGTTGGGACTCTGAATGTAGGCACTACGCAATTTTCTGGAGACAACACTACTCTAAGCACAGCACCTGCAACGTCTCTCACTGAGTTTATGTCAGGAACTCCTGCTGCCAATCAAGTAGTTATGTGGGATGGATCCAACTGGGTTCCTGCTGCTATGGGCGGAAGATTCTTGGGTATGAATGTATATACCTCACAGGATGGTACTGCTACTAGTGTTGCATCAACAGGAGGAAGTGGAACTTGGACAAAACCTACTGGATGTAATAATGTTCTAGTATATGTCACTGGCGGTGGTGGTGGTGCAAGAGTTAATGATAATAACTACCGTGGCGCTGGTGGTGGCGGTGGCGCTACTGCTATTAAATATATCGACGTATCTGCTGTTACATCTGTAACTGCAACATATGGCGCAGGTGGTGCATATGCTAGAAATGGTAGTCGTGGAAGTGCTGGTGGAACTAGTTCTTTTGGTTCTTATTGTACTGCTACAGGTGGTCAGGGAGGTTATACTGACAACCCCTATGAAGGTGGAAGAGGTGGAGATGCTAGCGGTGGTGATATAAACATCCCTGGTGGTGGCGGTGAAATGTCACACGGTAGTAGTAGAGAAGGAGCATCTGGTTCTAGTTTTTGGTTTAAAGCAGGATCAAACCATCATAACAGTAGTGATGGTGCAAAAAACACACATGGTCAGTGGGGTTCTGGTGGAGGTTATGGTTATTATTCACAGAATGGTGACGCACATAACAATGGTTATGGTGGCGCAGGTGTCGTAATCGTATACAATTATTCTTAATAACAATGAAAGCATTAGTACATTCAACAGCAGGAACAGTTACCGACATCGTAGCAGATGATGCTACATTTGAGGTTCATGAGAGTTTTTTGTGGAAAGATATGATTGCTGATTATGATTCGGCAACTGATACTCCAACAGAATATTCTTACGACTCAGCAACTGATACTATTTCAAGGAAAGTATATGAAACTCCATCATATGACTTACAAAGACAAATGGCATACGATTCTATCCAACAGCAATTAGATAGTCTTTGGCATGATGTTGATAATGGTAAGTTTGGTGAGGATGCAAAAACAGGCGGATGGTATAATTCGCTACGAAGCACAAAAAATGCTTATCCAAAACCTTGACACTGAATCTAGTGGCACAAGAGGGGTTGCGACCCCTCTTTTTTTATGCTATATTGCATAGGTAAACAAATGACAGGATCATGCCTCAATTCACTCTCATCTGCACCGATGAAGATTCGACGGTAACAACTAAAGAATTTGAAGCAACTATCCTAGAAGATGTTGTAGACAAGACAGAAGACTTTCTGAAGGGTGTTGGTTATTGCTTTGAAGAGTTGCGTACTCAAGTATATCCTCTTCCAGAACTTGATGAAATTCGCTCTATTTACAAGGATGTAGACTGATACATATTAATGTAATTTATTGTTGATTACTTCATTACAATGGGTAAAACTTTTCGGCGTGGCGGAAGCGAGCGAGGGTACTATTCTCCTGGCAAATCTATCCGTGATAAACGAGCAAAAGGCGGCACTAATCGTTCACCAAGATCAGAAGAAAATTATGACGATTTCCAAATCAAAGGAAACAAAAAAGGAAAAAAGTTCAACCCCGAACTTGACAATGACACTGGATGGTATTGAAACTGACTTGGAAGAATTAGTATTTGATGATTACTCTGAGATAGATTACGACCTTGACTTCACCGTACAGTATTAATTTCATGGACTTTGATAAAGAATCACAAGACATTAAGTTCAACCGAGGACTTGATTTGTTCATGGAATCTGTCCTTAAACCAGACAGTAAATTGCGTGAGTGTGCTCACAACCAAAAATGTTACACCGAACTGATGTATGTCCGTTCCTATGTTCTTGACTATCTAAAAACTCTAAGACGAGACGACTAATGCAATTTCTACACTCACCAATCCTTGACAGGGATGAGAAGATGGTATTAAAAGATGCGTTGATTTTGTATGTTTCTGACATGCAAAAACGGTACTACGCTGATGGTGTGATTCCTGAAGATGCTTATCTAAGTAAGATGGAACGGGTGAAAGAAATTGTTGAAATTTTACATTTAAGTGAGTTATATCGCCAATGAGTATTGAAATGTTCTGTCCCCAATGGTATTACATTGGGACAGTTTCTGATGAGAAGCAAACATCTATCAAAGATTTGTTTGCTGAGTTCTTATCAATTGAGGACAACTTCACACAACCAAATGAGTGGAACTGTACTGTAAAAAGTTCATACAATAATCCAAGAAACAATACTGCTCCTTGGACAGATTTTCTGTCACTAGTAAGTGAGCAGATTGATGAGTTTATGAATGAACTATCTCCAGTTGTTGACATATCGTTAATACCTAAAGAAGCATGGGTTAATAAGTATCCAAAAGGAGGGTTTCAAGAGTATCACGATCACTCTGTACCTAATTGTAACTTAAGTATGGTTTATTTCTTTAGAGAATTTGACGATACTGTCTTTAGGTTCTATAATAATGAAGATTCTAAATATAAAGCATCAGGACTAAAGCAGTTGTTTACTATTCCTAGTGCAAATGCAATTATTCCCAAAGCGAATCAGGGTGATATTATGATTTTCCCATCATTCTATCCCCACTATGTGTGTCCCAATGGCAATGATGAAGAAAGGATTACATTTTCTGCTAACTTCCTTGTGACACCTCAAGAACCTGCACAGGGTTCCCCCCAAACTCCCTAATCTATGCAATACTAATAATGTTGGAAAAAGAAATCCGCCTATTGAACAAAGTCATCAAGAAAGGCGAAAGTGGAGAAGTCAGGTATTCTGATGAAGAACTACGCAAACTTAAGACAAAACGTCGCCAGTTGAAAGACTGGAAACAATCAGCAATCACTTCACAAAACAATGGATTCGGTCAGTATGTTCAGCGATGAAACGTTCAATGTCCAATGGGATTCAAAGGACAAAGTACAAATTGAGGAAGATGATTGGGTTTCTTCAGTATTAGGAACTGAAGCAGAAGCAATCTACGATGTATTGGCAGAACTATGATTGGACTAAGAGTCAGGATTAAACCTAAAAGCAAAGATGCTATTAAACAATTTACATATGACATGAAGCGATGCAATGTGATGTATGTCACTGATCGTAAACGTTTGTGGCATCTATTTAATCCTGACTCTGGTATTAACCTTTGGGTACACCCTACAGATGATCCTAACTGGGAAATTATTCGATGAAAAAAGATTATGATCGTTGGCGTATTCTCTGGAAGAAGGAGAAGAAACCAGGATTCTTTGCAACTCAAGAAGTTGTAGTTTATGGAATGCACAATGTTGAATATGTAATCGACAATCTTGTGCCAGAAAATGTAAACTGGGACGTTCTCCCCATGTGACAGTCAGCAAACTGGTCGGGCACCCTTGACGTGGTGCCTTTTTTATGCCATACTATAAGAGTCAAAGGAAAAGCATGATTTTTGATTTTGAAACTGAGTATCATTGGGGTGCTCTCATGGTCAAACTTGTTCCTATGTTTGCCATGGATGTTTACAAAGCATCTGATGATGAGTTAGTATGGGTCTTTGATGTGAACAATCCCAAAAATGGTTATCATGTCCCTGCTCGCAATCTCTCCACCTATTCTTATTGATTATGCGTAAACCATTCCTTAAGTGGGCAGGCAACAAGTATAGAGTGCTAGACCATTTACTGCCTCTGATTGGTACTCCAAAAACATATGTTGAACCATTCGCTGGTAGTTGTGCAACAGCATTGAATGTTGATGCTAAACGATATGTATTGAATGATATTAATGCTGACCTTATCAATCTTTATAAGTACCTGATTAACCCAAACGACGACAGTTTTATTCAACACTGTGGCGACTTCTTTCGTCCTGAGAATAACGACAAGGAAGAATATATTTCACTCCGTAAGTATTTCAATGACAGCACTGATACACTAGAACGCTCACGTCTGTTTGTATATCTCAACCGTCACTGTTTCAATGGTCTGACTCGATATAACTCTGGCGGTGGTTTCAATGTGCCATTTGGTAAGATGAAGAATCCAATGTTACCTAGCACGGCAATGATGGACTTTCGTATGTACTTTCTCATGCGTAATCATATCTTTGCTAACGTGCATTTTGATGACGGTCGTTTATATGCAGGACTAGGATCTGGTGATGTAGTATACCTAGACCCTCCCTATGTTCCTGCTTCTGATACTGCTAACTTCGCAAGTTATGCCAAGCAAGGATTCTCTTATGATGAGCAAGTTGCACTAGTAAAGAGAGCAGAATCTATTGCTAGTAAGGGTGCTAAAGTTATCGTTAGCAACCATGATACTGACGTTAGTAGAGAACTATACAAAAATGCAAAAATCTATTCGTTGCAGGTGTCCCGTAGCATCTCCGCCAAGGGCAGCAGCAGAAAAAAGGCAAACGAACTGATTGCTGTGTACCAGTAGATTGAACTGTCCACCATCGCTTGCAAAGTACCTCAAAGGGTGCAATACTATAAGAGTCAAAGGAAACGATCAACCCCATGGCAACACACGCATCTCGCCGCACCGACAAGACTGGTAAGGATTTCGAGAACCTATGTGAATATATCTTGTGCCTCTCTGGTGTTAACGTAGAGGAGCAAGTAAACATCGGTTTGCGTCCTACAGGTGGTGCTCATAATACAGACCTAATCGTTGATGAGGAAGTTATTGTTTCTCTGAAATATCAGGACGTTGCTGGTACTGCTGAGGAGAAGATTCCATACGAGCAGATGTGCTTACAGCACGCATGTGAGACTTATGGATATAAAAAAGCAGTCATAGTTCTTGCTGGTCCTGGTTGGACACATGACGATTCTTATCGTGAAAATGTGTTTGGACAGTGGATGAATACTCCTGATGTTTCTATCATCAACTTCGACGAATTTCTTGATGAGTTTCAACTATGGGAAACCTTCCTGTCTGAAGTCCTGTGACAGTTGATTGAACTGTCCACTACCACTTGCAAAGCACCTTAAAAGGTGCAATACTATAAAAGTCAAAACAAACATCCATGACAAACCTCACCAAACTGGTAAAAGATATTGAGACGGGCAATCGTCCTTCCAATGATATTGACATCACTCAATTTTTCATTAAATTAAGTAATGGTGAATATGTTCCTGATATGAGTACACGTATTCAGGTGCGTAATCGGGATCGTGATGTAGATTTTGTTGAGCGAACTGTTAATAAGATTAATAAAACTGGTGATAGAAGTAAACTTTCCACTCTGACTACTGTATTCTTTCCTAAGACAAATGCAGTAAAACTTCTCAACGGAAACCATACTGCTGAGATTGAGTTGTTGTTGGGACTGCGAAAAGCAGGTGCTAACTCTATCAATTTTGATACAGAGTTGGGTGGTAAAATGTCACTGGCACGGCGTCTTGGTAATCTACTCAACCGTGAGGAAGTAGAACGCAATTCTACTTCTGCTGATGACGTAAGAGGAGAACTCTATGCAATCATGGACGAACGTATTGCTGAAGGAAAAGATGCAAAACCTTCAGAAAATGAACTTCAAGAACTAATCGATCTATATCCTTTTGTTAGTCGCTTAACAATTGGGCAATGGATTTCTTATCACGCTCAGGGTGGAAGCAGACGTTCTCCTTTGAAATCTTACTCAGGAGAAGAACTTAAGCAACAGAAAGAATTTTACACTAAGCAGAGAAAGTATCGTGATTATGTAATCCTGGCACCTCGTACACTTGGTGCATGGGAGAGTACAGGAGTTGCACAATCATTCATTCAATGTAAGAATGAAAATAAGACTAAGGTTCTTGTTCCATTCTATTGTGCTTCTGTTGCAGAGTCTGAAAAACTTGAGAAAGGCGAAGATGTAAAAATTGAAAAATTTTATAGGGAACTTGGTGCATACTATGGTCTCACTTTTGAGGTTGATTTTCTGAGTTGTGAGTGACCTGTGACAGTCACCGAACTGGTCTGGACCCCTTGACTGGGGTCCATTTTTATGCCATACTATAAGAGTCAAAGGAACGCCATTCAATGCAACTCCGTCCCCACCAGCAACGCGCCTTCGATGCTATGCAGGAGCATGATTGTGGTCAGGTGATCATCCCCACTGGCGGTGGTAAAACATATATTATGATTGCAGATGCTCTGCATCGTGCTGCACAGGGTCAAACGATTGTTGTTGTTGCTCCACGTATCTTGCTCGCTAATCAACTCTGTGAGGAGTTTATGG